AACAGGTGAGCAGTTAGTCGATGTCGAAGATTCTTAAACGACTAGCACAAATTGAATTAAACCAAACATTTATTGAAACATTTGATTTACCTGATACATTAAGACAAATCCAAGCCGATTTGCATCCAGGCCAGCTTGATTTTGTAAATGACCATACAACCCAGATCCTTGGCGTATCAGCAGGCTATGGCGCTGGCAAAACCAGAGCGCTGTGTGCGAAGGCCGTGCATCTTGCAGCAGCTAACCAAGGCTTTATTGGCTGCGTGCTAGAGCCCACTGGTCCGCTGATTCGGGATATTTTTGTAAATGACTTTGATGCTTTTCTTGAGTCCTACAATATCCCATATTCTTATCGCGCTAGCCCATTACCTGAATACGTGTTGCATTTACCGTTAGGTGATACCAAGATCCTATGCCGTAGCTTTGAGAACTGGACACGTATTATTGGTTTGAACCTTGCGTGGGTATTAGCAGATGAGATTGATACTGTTGCGCCGTCTATCGCGAGTCGTGCATTTCCTAAAATCCTTGGTCGCTTACGTGCTGGCAACATAAGGCAATTTGGCGCTGCATCCACTCCAGAGGGATTCCGTTGGATGTTTAATACGTTTGCTAGTGAGGACGCATTATCACGTACTGATCGAAAGCTGATCAAGATGCGCACTGCGGATAATCCGCACTTACCGCCTGATTTTATTGAGCGGTTGCAGGCTAACTACGACCCAAATTTATTACGTGCATATCTTGATGGTGAGTTTATTAACCTTACGACTGGCACTGTTTACGACAGGTTTGATAGGGCCAAACATGTAGTAACGCAATTGCCAGATTACAGTGAAGAACCGTTGCGTATTGGCGTTGACTTTAACATTGGCAACATGAGCGCCGTTATTGGTATCCGTAGCGGTAAAGGGTTGGTAATCATTGACGAGATATCAGGTGCGCATGATACCGATGCATTAGGTGCCGAGATCCGCAGGCGATATCCAGCCCACAGGCTTTATGGCTACCCAGACGCTAGTGGCGGCAATCGTTCTACCAATGCAACGCAAACCGATATTCAGATATTGGAGCAATATGGCATCAGCAACCAATCGCCTAAAGCAAATCCGCCTGTGCGTGATCGTGTTGCAGCAGTGCAGGGGTTACTTGAAAACGGTAAGGGGGAGCACCGGTTGCAAGTCAGCAGCACCTGCAAACGCATGATCGAATGCTTAGAGCTGCAATGTTATAGCTCTAACGGCGCACCAGATAAAGAGGGCGGGCACGACCACATGACAGACGCATTGGGCTATCTAGTATGGCGTGAGTTCAACCCGCTACACGCTGGAGCTGGGCGCGGTACAGGCATTAGAATCTATTAACCAAAGGCCGGTTGCATGTATTCAGGTTTTTCTTTCTACGACCGGCCTACTGCTGACCGTAAGGTCACTCGCGTTCACGATGCGAATACTGCATGGTATGCGCAAGAACCACATTGGATGCTGATTGAGGACCTCATTCAAGGCACCTACGGGATGAGGCGCAGGCATCGCCGCTACCTGCCGCAGGAACCACGCGAACAGGATGAGTCTTTTGATAATCGTCTAGCACGTAGCGTTTGCCCACCTTACTATCAACGCTTAGAGCGGATGTTGGCAGGGATGTTAACACGTAAGCCCGTTAGGTTAAATGATACCAGCGACAACATACGGGAACAGCTATTTGACGTCGATTTGCAGGGGAATGATCTAAATGTTTGGACTTTTGAGTCAGCCCGCAAGATGGTACGTTACGGCCACATTGGGACATTGGTTGATGCACCATCAGATGGCGGCAGACCGTACTGGTGCACCTACACACCACGGCAAATATTAGGTTGGCGTACTGAAGCAAAAGACGGGCAGCAGCAACTCACTATGCTGCGATTGCTGGAATCGGTGATTGTGCCTGATGGCGATTACGGTGAGAAGGCAGTGCAGCAGGTTCGAGTCTTAACACCAGGCGCATACGAGCTACATCAAAAGCAAGATAACAGCGAGTTTAAGATTGTAGAAGAAGGCAACACCAGCCTTAACGAGATACCATTCAGCGTGGCCTACAGCAACCGCGTTGGTTATTTAGAATCAAGGCCACCACTAGAAGATATTGCAGAACTAAACCTTAAAACCTATCAAATACAATCAGATCTTGACAATCAACTACATATATCAGCAGTGCCGATGTTGGCATTCTTTGGCTTCCCGTCAGCAGCAGAAGAAGTATCAGCAGGCCCAGGAGAGGCTATAGCCTTTCCCGAAAATGGAAGGGCGGAATTTATAGAACCAGGTGGTGCAAGTTTTGAGTATCAATTCAAACGGTTAGAGCAGCTTGCAGGGCAGATTAATGAGCTGGGGCTATCAGCAGTGTTAGGGCAAAAGTTAAGCGCGGAAACAGCAGAAGCGAAAAGAATTGACCGCAGCCAAGGCGATTCGACGATGATGGTTGTAGCCCAAAACGTGCAAGACATGATTGATAACTGCTTACGGTTTCATGCCGAATATCTCGGCAGCACTGAATCGGCTGGCAGTTGCTTGGTAAATCGCGATTTTATTGGTGCAAGGCTAGAACCTCAAGAGATCCAAGCATTACTACAGCTTTATACCGCCGGCACCATCACGCAAGAAACATTATTGCAACAACTTGCAGATGGCGAGGTATTAGGCGATAATTTTGATGTTCAGGAAGAATTAAGCGCAACTGCTAATGGAGGGCTGAATGACGATACCGGCAGCCCTATTTCGTAACGCAATTGATTTAAACCGCTATAGCAATAGTGTAGGCCGCCAAGTAATTACAACTTATAATGATATTATTATTGATGCTGTAAACCAGCTACGAACAATTGATGAGTTAGCAGCACCAGTAAAAGCAGCAAGGTTACGTGCGATATTAGCCCAGCTTAAAGACAGCCTTAATACATGGTCGGGCGATAGTATCACTGCACTATCTACAGAATTGCAAGGATTAGCAGAACTGCAATCAGATTTCGTTACTGAGCAACTACGCAAGGCATTACCGGCAGGCGCACGCAGTGCAGTTAATACAGTTGAAATAAGCCCGCAATTCGCGCAATCAGTAGTTACAACTGACCCGACGCAGCTCAATGTTGTGGCATTATCGGATGATCTATATAAATCCGTCTATGGCGTGGAAGCGTTAGCCAATCAAGCCGGCACCGGCACATTTAACCTCACGGCAGCAAAAGGTGCGACGATTACCCTACCTAACGGCGAAGTGGTAAGTAAAGCATTTCGTGGGATTGCAGTTGATCAAGCTGAGCAATTTGGGCAAGTGGTACGCAATGGCTTGTTAACAGGTGAAACTACATCTGATATCGCAAAGCGGTTGATTGGCATCTTGCAATTTGGTGAGGAGCCCAGCATGATCAATAGGGCACTCAAAAAGATTATCGCAGCCGGCGGGCAATCAACTTCTATAGCTGACAACCAGATCATGGCGCTTGTACGTACAAGCATTAATCAAGTTGCTAATGCCGCCAGCATGGCTGTATATGAAGCAAACCAAGACATTACTAAGAAATATCAATATGTAGCAGCACTTGACACTAGAACTAGTGCAATATGCCGCGCATTAGATGGTCAAGAATTTGAGTATGGCAAAGGGCCTATGCCACCACAACATTTTAATTGCCGCAGTAAAGTAGTAGCAGTTATTGATTATGAAAATTTAGGTTTTACGCCACCACCAGAAGGCACACGTGCTAGTAAAGACGGCCAAGTTGATGCGAATATAAACTATAGTCAATGGCTTAAAAATCAACCGCGTTCAGTGCAAGAAGAAGTATTAGGAAAAGATAAAGTGGTTTATTTCAATAAATTAGCTGAAAAGCATGGCGCCCGGGATGCCATGGCAAAGCTTGTACGTGACGATGGGTCGGAGCTATCATTAAAAGACCTCCGCGAGCGTTACAGTGCCATTAAAGAAAGGTAAAGGCAAGGACATGATTCAGTCGAACATTAAGGCTGAAATCAAAGCTGGCAAACCACCTAAGCAAGCAGTGGCGATCGCCTACGCTAAAGCTGGCAAAAGTCGCAAACCCAAAAAGTAAAATGGCTATCGGCGTTGGCTCCCGCGTCTCTTGGCAGTATCAAGGTAAGACCACCTATGGCGTGGTTACTAGCACTGCTGGCACTCGCGCTACTATCACTGGCCCTAGCGGCGGCAAGGTAACGCGGCTAGGTACTAAGGAAGATCCAGTGCTGCGCATTAAATCCGAATCCACTGGCAACCCAGTGCTAAAGCCACGTTCTGAGGTAAAAGCAGCACCTAAGCGCAAATGATCAACTATCGCGGTGAGCAATTCGAGGGTTATAACAAACCCAAGCGGACACCAAAGCATGAGAGTAAATCCCATGCGGTGCTAGCTAAAGAAGGCGAAACCGTTCGGTTGATACGTTTTGGCCAGCAAGGTGTAAGCGGCAGCCCAGCAGCAAAAGGCGAATCAGCAGCAGACAAAGCTAGGCGTGCATCATTCAAGGCTCGCCATGCCGAGAATATCGCTAAAGGGAAAATGAGTGCTGCTTATTGGGCTGACAAAGTTAAGTGGTAACTGATAACATAAGATTGCAAACGATTTGCACAAAATGACCGAAGAACAATCAACAGCTCCCGACACACAAGCAATCCAAGCAGAACTAGAGGCTTTACGCCGCAAGAATGCTGAATTGCTAGATGACTATAAAAAAGCCGTAGCACAAGCTAAGGCCATACCTGATGGTGTCAATGTAGATGAACTGTTGGAATTCAAGCGCCAAGCCGAGCAAACTGCCCTTGAATCTCAAGGCAAGTACACCGAAGCAAGGCAGGTATTGGAGCAGCAGTACCGTGAGGCGTCGGCGGAAAAGGACCAGCGCATTATTGAACTTGAAGCCAAATGCCGTGAACTTGAACTCATCACACCAGCAGTAACAGCATTAGCAGACCTAGTGCATGATCCAGATATGGTGCTTAAAACTAAGTTAAGCAGCGATAAAATTGAACGTGAACCTGATGGCACTGTTGTAGTAGTAGATGGCTACCAACGCACACCAGTAGCTGAATGGGCTAAAACGCTACCAGCATGGATGCAAAAGCAACCAAAACCACAAGGCAGCGGCGCACCATCAGGCCGTAGCACCAGTGAATTAACAGGTATCAAAAACCCATTTGCACCTGAAACATTCAACCTGACGGAGCAATCAAGGCTGTTTAAGACAGACCGTGATATGTATGACAGGTTAAAGGCGCTAGCATAATTGCATCCAGTTGTGCTGGCTAGGGTTGTGCCCGAACTTGCAAACCATTAATTCTTGAGGATCTCATGGCGACACTTCGCTCTGACATCATCGTACCGGAGATTTTTACACCCTATTTGATTGAAGCTACCACCCAGCGCGACGCATTTTTGTCGTCTGGTGTAGTTCAACCAATGGCGGAGTTGGATGCTTCCGAAGGCGGTGATTTCATCAACGTTCCATTCTTTTCAGCTAACTTAAGCGGTGATTTTGAGGTACTGACTGACAGTTCTTCATTAACACCTGGCAAAATCACTGCCAACAAGCAAGTTGGTGTTGTTTTGCACCGTGGCCGTGCCTTTGAATCTCGCGATCTCGCAGCACTCGCTGCTGGCGCTGATCCTATGGCCGCGATTGCAACTAAGGTTGCCGCCTATGTAGCTAACCAACGTCAAAAAGATCTCATCAAGTGCCTTGAAGGTGTATTTGGCGGCTTGACCTCCAACACCGGCGCTGCATTTATTGATTTGTCTTTTGATAAGACTGGCCAAACAGCACTTGGTCCTCGCCAAGTAGCTAAAGCCCGTGCATTGCTAGGTGATCAAGGCGACAAGCTAACTGCTGTTGCTATGCACTCTGCTGTTTACTACGACCTAGTAGAACGCAAGGCAATTGATTACATTACTAACACCGAGGCACGTCTAAGCACTGCTGCGACTGGTGCTAGCACCATCAACGCAATTGCTGGTTCTATTGCATCTGCTTATGCCGGTGACAATTCAGTACCAACATTCATGTCCTTGCGTGTTATCGTTTCCGACGATTTAGCACCAACTAGCACCAACTATCCTGTTTATTTCTTCACCGCAGGCGCTATCGCTTCTGGTGAGCAAATGGCATTGCGCACTGAAACTGACCGTGACATCCTCGCCAAGAGTGATGCTATGGCAATTGATTTGCACTACTGCTACCACCCAATTGGTGCTAAGTGGGGAACTACCGTAAACCCAACTCAGGCTCAGCTTGCCACTATTGGCAACTGGACCAAAGTGTTTGAAACCAAAAATATTGGTATTGTACGCGCTACTTGTACCTCTAACTACTAATAGTCATGGCAAGTATCTTTGAACTTGGCGACATTCCAGGCGGCCTTCTGCCTGGACAAATGGGTTTAGCAGCTCCTACTGCTACTGCAACCCTAAGTACAGCTAACAGCTACAACGTCATTATCCGTGGCGTTCCTTCTGCTGCTGCTACATATACCACAGCTACGGCTGCGGCAATTGTGGCTGCTATCGGCGGCGACTGCGCTATTGGCACCACTTTTATGGTGGTTGTTATTAACGCATCGGCTGGCGCTAATACCATCACTATTGCTGGTGGTACTGACGTAACAGTTAGCGGCGTAGCAACTGTTGTGCAGAATGCTTCCAAGGTATTCCTTGGCCGTGTTACTGCTGTAGCTGCTGGTTCTGAAGCCATTACTTTGTATGGCCTAGGTTCTACTGCTGCTGCTGCTGCTTAATTATGGGCATGTTCGCTTTCCGGCGAATGCGTGAACGTGAGGCTATCTCCCAGGAGGTGGCCTCATTTCCTATTGTGGAGCCTAAACTAGAACTACCGGAACAACCTAATGGCGATCACGATCGTAGCGACCCCAAACGCCGCCGACGCAAACTCGTACATAACGCTGGCGAATGCCCAGTTGATAGTTGACGGGCTCGTCTTGGATGCAGATATTACAGCTTGGGCTGCTAGTACTACAGACGCCAAAAATCGTGCACTTTACACCGCAACACAACGATTAGATCGTGAACGGTTCTTAGGTGCTAGGGCAACTGATACGCAGTCGCTGCAATGGCCGCGGACTGGCGTGAGAAGGCCCGATACTTATATCAATACTTATGCCGTCGGTTTCCCATTTCGCATTACCACCGATTATTTTAACGACAACGAAATTCCGCCGCAGGTGCAATATGCACAGGTGTTGCTTGCGGCATACCTAAATAACAACACTGATGGCATTGGGCTTAGCGGGCTAGAAGATTTTAAGAATGTAAAAATCGGCAGCCTCGACGTCACACCGAATTTCAGTGGCGCCGTGGGCGCCGACAAAATTCCTCCCATGGTGGAACGTTACCTGACAGGTATTAGACTGAGCGGACCAGGCAACTTTGCAATCAAACGATCATGAGCGAATACCCAGGCGCTGAGTTTATTGACGACACTGCTGCTCATACCGGCAGGTTCGGCGAGATTGTGGCATTAGAGGATTCAGTGATTGCAAGCGTTACGGCGCTGGATTACACGGGCAATGCACTTACAGCCATTCCAATCAAAGCAAGCTGCGAGATGTGTGGTGTATTCACTTCTATCACGCTCACCAGCGGCACCGTTGTGGCGTACAAGATTTAGCCATGAGCGACTCCAGTGTTCTTGGCATTGATTATTCCAAAGGCGCAACTTTTGTTGACGCCGCAACAACAGTGACTGGCCGCTGGTGTGCGATTACTTTTTTGGGCAGCGCAGCAATCACTGAAATCATTA